GTTATCTACTACAAAAGAAATGGAAGATACAGCTGCTGGTAAAGAAACAAGAGATATGACTAGATCACAAATAGTCAAATCTACTTTCAGAGTTTTAACTTTAAAATTAGGTAAAGCAAATATACCTATGATAATGACTAATCATACTTACGATGTGATTGGTTCTATGTTTCCACAAAAAGAAATGGGTGGTGGTTCAGGTTTGAAATACGCCGCTTCATCAATCATCTACCTAGGTAAACGTAAAGAAAAAGACGGTACCGAAGTAGTTGGTAATATTATACATTGTAAAAATTATAAATCACGTTTAACAAAAGAAAATTCTCAAATTGATGTAAGACTAACTTATAAAACAGGACTAGATAGATATTATGGTCTTTTAGATTTAGCTGAAGAAGCTGGTATCTTTAAGAAAGTATCTACAAGGTTTGAAATGCCTGATGGCACAAAAGTTTTTGGTAAGTCAATCAACACAGAGCCTGAGAAATATTTTACAGATGAGGTATTAACAAAGATTGATGAGTATGCAAAAAGAAAATTCTCCTACGGATCAGACGAAGAATAAACGATACGTTTTTGCTCAAAGACAGGAAGATGATTTTACCTGTATAAAACTTACTGAGGGCATTTACGAGGGTATTATTTACAAGTACGATAAGGTTTCTTTCGAAGAGAAGCCGTTAGATAGTGGTGATATACCATTACGATTTACTTACGACATAATGGCAAATCCAAATAAAGAAGAAATTGAATCAGAGGATTTTAGAAATTATATTGGTGACATTTTAGTTGAGATTGTAAATCAACAATTAGAAGAGGGAAAGATAACAATTAATGAGTAACTTTATAAAAACTTATGATGAGGTGCTATCAAAAGAACAATGTAAACACCTTATAGATAAGTTTGAAGACAGTAGAGTACAATGGCAGAAAACTGAGTTAGATGGTCATAGATCATTTACTGAGATTAATATCAATCTACATGAAGATTGGCAAGAGTATGTTACTATATTATACAAAGCATTAAGTGGCTATATTGAAAAATATGCCAAACATTTTAATATTACAAATAACTGGCCTGAAAAATATGGTTGGGAACAGATTAGGTTTAAAAAATACGAAGTCAATGACAGAGATCAATTTAAAGAACACGTTGATGTTATGGACTATGCAAGTGCAAAAAGATTTTTGGTTTTCTTCTTATATCTAAACGATAACGATGGTGGCTTGACTTCCTTCTCAGAGTATGATATAGCTGTTAAACCAAGAGCAGGTAGAATGTTAATGTTTCCACCTATGTGGACACACAAACATACTGCCCATAAACCAATACAAGAACCAAAATATATTATAGGAAGTTATTTGCATTATGTCTGAAAAAATTGAACACACCATATTAAGAAATTTATTTTGTAACGAAGAATATACTAGAAAAGTTATTCCGTTTATAAAACCAGAATACTTTGTTAAAAGAGAAGAACAGCTTTTATACCAAGAAGTATTTAACTTCATAGAGAACTATAAAAATCCTCCAACAAAAGAAACTATAACTATCGAGTTAGGCAAAAGAAGAGATTTAACCGAAGAAGAGTTAAGAGGTGTTAAAGATATTGTCAATCTATTAAATGATGATAGAGTTGACCAACAATGGCTATTAGATACTACAGAAAAATGGTGTAAAGATCGTGCTGTTCACAATGCAGTTATTGATGGTATTAAAATATTAGATAACAAAGATAAGAAAAGAACACCTGAATCTATTCCAACTATCTTATCAGACGCCTTAGCTGTTAGTTTTGACAATCATATAGGGCATGATTATATTGCAGACGCTAATAAACGATTTGATTGGTATCACACTAAAGAGAAAAAGTTTCAATTTGATTTAGATTATTTTAATCGTATTACAAAAGGTGGTGTACCAAGTAAAACACTTAACATTGCTCTTGCAGGTACAGGTGTTGGTAAGTCCTTGTTTATGTGTCATGTTGCTTCATCATTTTTATCACAAGGTTTAAATGTGTTGTATATTACTTTAGAGATGGCTGAAGAACGTATCGCTGAAAGAATAGACGCTAACTTAATGGACGTTTCAATAGATGATCTACACGTTATGCCTCAACAACTTTATGGTAGTAAATTAGAAAAGATAAAAAGTAAAACAAATGGTACATTAATTGTTAAAGAATATCCAACTGCCTCTGCTCATAGTGGACATTTTAGAGCCTTATTAAATGAACTTGCATTAAAGAAAAGTTTTAAACCAGATGTAGTCTTTATAGATTATTTAAACATATGTGCTTCAAGTAGATTTAAAGGTGGTAATATATCATCATATTTCTATATCAAAGCAATTGCTGAAGAACTTAGAGGTCTTGCAGTAGAGTTTGATATGCCTATTTTTAGTGCAACACAAACAACAAGAACTGGTTATACCAGTACAGATATTGGTTTAGAAGATACCTCAGAAAGTTTTGGTCTTCCAGCAACTGCTGACTTTATGTTTGCCTTAATGTCAAACGAAGAGTTAGAAGCTTTAGGTCAAATGAAAGTTAAACAGTTAAAGAATAGATATAATGACCCTAGTATTAACAAAGCATTTATCGTAGGTGTTGATAGGTCTAAAATGAGATTGTATGATGTAGAAAATACAGCTCAAAATATTGTAGATAGTAATCAAAAACAAGTAGCAACACCAGAACAAGCATACGATAAGTTTTCGGATTTTAAATTATAATGCGTGAATATACTTTTATAAATCAAAATCCTGCCTTTCCGGTAATGTTAGTTGACAATTGGTATGATGAACAATCTGAAAAAGATGTATGGAAAGAATTAGAGTTTTATACAAACGAAGATAAAATGATTAGACCAGATAATGATGGTTCTTATGCAAGAGATAAAGAAGGCAAATCAACTGGTCAATCTTTTAGAATATTCTTAGATGAAACATATCAACCACAAGCTAGAAATGTATCAACTATATTAACTAAACAACAAGAACTAATTAATACAGATTGGTTTTGTGAGAAGGCTGAACAATTAACTCCTATGAGTAGAAGTTTCTTTACATCAAATTGTGATAGAACTTTAGTTAGTTACTATAATGATTCAGATTATTATAAAGCACACCACGATACCTTTCTATTTTCACTCATTATATGGTTTCATAAAACACCAAAGAGATATACTGGTGGTGATTTATTTTTACCTGAAATACAAACTAAAATAGAATCAAAACACAATAGATTAATATTCTTTCCTAGTTTTATTAACCATGAGGTAACACCTATTAAGATGAATGACCCTAAACCAAATGTACTAGGTCTAGGCAGATATTCTATTACACATTTTTATACTTATGTACCAAATCTACCAAGGAGTGATAATGCCTAGAAAAAAAACTACAAGAAACTATAATCGAAAAACAAAGGCTCCAGATTTGAAGTATACGACTAAGATGAAAAAGAAAAAAGGTGAGATAATTTGGCAAGTTATAGAACACCCTACAAAAAGTATTATTTTAGAATCATTTTTTGAAGAAGACGCACAGAGATTAGCAGATTTTCAAAACAAAAATCAAGTGTGGAAGTATAATGGAGGCCTTCCAGGCTTCTTATGTGTTGACAAGAAAACAAGTTTACTGTATACCAAAGTTGGACCAAAGCGTGGATAAATATATGGATTATGGCATACACATTCTTTCCGACTAAAACGTCTGAGATCATTTCAAAATGTTCTAAGTCGCCTGAAAAGGCAGCTGAGATAGTAGACCTGTTTAAATTTCTAACAAAGAAATATAAAACAGTAAAAACACCAATTAATATAGACGAAGCCAAGTTAGGCGTAGTCAATGTGACCAGAGAGTTACAAGGTATGGCAGATGTCAAAGTCATAACTAGAGAAGTAAAACTTAGTAAGATAAAGATTAAGTTTGGTTCTGGTTCTGCTGGTAATAGAGGTGTAAAAAATAGAGGTAATCTATTTGAAAATACTTTTGCAAATGCTGTAAGAGAAAAGTGGAACGATAGTGGTTATGTAAATGCTGACGGTGCCATGGAAAAGGCAGTAGAAGCTTTAACAAAGTTACATAAATTAGATAAGTTAAAACATCTAATAGTAAAAGAAGAAGGTGCTCAGAATACAAAGAGACCTTTGATATTTTCACCAGGTCCATATATCTCATCACCTACAGGTAGTTTAGATATAGGTAGAGCGGTTACAGACTTAACTCTACATGAGGCTAAAAGAGAGATAGATGTTAATCTTGGTAATAAAATAGCATATCTAAGTTTGAAATTGGGTGGTACAACTACATTCTTTAACGTAGGTGTAAAAACTATATTAACTAAACCAGAGATACAATCTGGTACGGTAAAAAATAAAGATGGTTTAAAGTTACTTAATATGTTTGGTGTTGATAATAAAACTTTTTGTAAGATATTCAATGGTAAACTAAAGAAAGGTGTTATGACAAACACTTTCTCTAAGGCAAACAAGACATTCTTAGAAACGTTTTTGAAATCAGGTATAGGTTACGGATTTACTGTAGTACATAAATTAAGTAATGGTATAAAAGTATTTACAATAGATAAGGGATATATGAACACAGCTGCCAGACCACAATCATTGATTATATATTATGGTGGTAAGACAGGTACAGGTAAGAGAATTGATATGGAGATTAGAACACCAAAGTATCTTCTTAAACTGAATATACGAGATACGCAAGGTACAGATGGCTATCCGACAAGAATTATGGGTGATTTCACTTATGTATAGTTATAAATAGTATTGTATGATTTGTTAATGGGTTATTGAATATTATATAAATGGATAAATTGGAGAACAAATGTTTAGCTTTAAAGGCTTCTTTACAAAAGAAAAGAATACACACTTAGAACACTTAGAAGACGATATAATTAATCGTGGTTCTGCTGGTGGTGTAAACGCAATTAACTTTTTAAATTCTGTAAGAAATATGCTAGCAAGTAGCTCTGGCAAAAAAGTTAATATGTCAGTTAAATGGGACGGTGCACCAGCAATTATATGTGGTGTTAATCCTGAAAACGGCAAATTCTTTGTCGGTACTAAATCAGTATTCAATAAAACTCCAAAAATCAATTACACACCTGGCGACATTAGACGAAATCATAGTGGTCCTGTTGCAGATAAATTAAATGTGTGTTTAAAAGAATTAAGAAGATTAAATATAAAAAGTATATTACAAGGTGATCTTTTATTTACTAGAGGTGATTTAAAAGTAGATACTATCGACAATGAATCTATGATTACCTTTACACCTAATACTATTACATATGCAGTACCTCAAAATAGTGGTATCGGTAAGAGAGTTGCAAGAGCCAAGTTAGGAATTGTATTTCATACATCATACTCTGGTAAAACTATGAAAGATTTAAAAGCAGGTTTTGGTACTGTATCAGGTAAGTCTTCATCTTCAAACGTATTTTTGGCAGACGCAGCTTATAAAGATACTTCAGGTATGTCAACTTTTAGTGCAGGTGAATTAAATACATTTGACGCTAAGATAAGAATGGCTCAAGGTTCTTTATCAAAAGCAAAACCTATTTTAGATTTAATGAGTAAGAATATATCTGATCCTTTATCTATTGGTTTTAGATTAAAAACTTTCTTCAATCATTATATTAGAAATTCAAAAACCGATATGGGTAAAGTAAAACAAATGGTAGAGATGTTTGGTGATTATTATGTAAATATTTTAAAAGCAGAAATAGATAGTAGAAAAACACCTGCTGGTAAGAAAAAGTTTGAAGACGCCCTAAAGAAAAATAAAAAGTTTATAGACAGAAATAAAATTGCATTATACTTTGCTATTGCAAGTCATATAACATTAGCTAATGCAAAGAATTATTTGATGTCTAAGTTGGCACAAGTACAAAACATTGGTCACTTTTTACGAACACCTAATGGTTACAAAGTAACAGCACCTGAGGGTTATGTTGCAGTTGACAGAGTTGCAGGTGCAGTAAAACTAGTTGATAGATTAGAATTTAGTAGAGCAAACTTTACAGCTGAAAAAGATTGGGTAAAAGGTTAATGAAAAGTTTTAAATATTTCATAGAGGCAATAAATAATCCTAGAATAATTATGATAGGTGGTCCAGGTTCTGGTAAATCTACCTATTCAGAAATTATATCTAAGAAGTTAAGTATACCTCACGTTTATACAGGTGATATGATGAGAGAACTGGCAAAACAAGATACGCCAGATGGTAAGAAAGTAAAAGACTTATTATCAAAAGGTGAGTTTGCACCAACACCTATAGTTATTGACGCTGTAAAAGAAAGATTACAAAAACCAGACGCAGAGTCAGGTTATATATTTGATGGTTTTCCTAGAAGTGTTGAACAGGCAAACAAAATGAAAGACGCAAATATAGAGTATAGTCATATTATTAATCTTGTTGTATCAGAGGAAGAAGTTATAAAAAGATTAACAGCAAGAGGAAGAGCTGATGATAAACCAGAAATTATAAAGAATAGATTAAAAGTATATCATAGAGAAACAGCACCTCTATTAGACTATTACAAAGATGAAATTATTAATATTAAGGCAGAGGGTAATACACCTGAAGCCATAGCAAACGATATAATTAAAAAGGTACAATGAAATACAGACAATTAATGGCAGTATTACAAGAAGGTGTTTACGATAAAAACATCTTAAAGGCTTTCTTTTTAGCAGGTGGTCCTGGTTCAGGTAAATCATTTGTAACAAGAAGTGCATTTGCTGGTGCTGGTTTAAAATTAATTGATAGTGATAGAATATTTACAAGAAATTTAGAAAAGGCAAATCTATCTCCTAAAATGCCAGATGAAGAAGGTTACTTTAGAGATATTATAAGAAACAGAGCAAAGATAACAACAAAATCACAACTAGCTACTTATATAGAGGGTAGATTAGGAATGATTGTTGACGGTACTGGTAGAGATTTTGACCAAATGAATAGACAAGTAACACATTTAAAAAGTATGGGATATGATTGTTATATGATATTTGTAAATACTAGTTTGCCTGTTGCATTGGAAAGAAATGCAAAACGAGATAGAGTTGTACCTGAATATATTGCAACAAAGAATTGGAATACCGTTCAAAGAAATACTGGTAAGTTTCAAAACTTATTTGGTATGAGTAATTTTTTTATTATAGATAACAATAAGAGTGATAAAGAGTTACAGACACTAACACTCAGCAAAGCTGCTTCTATTGTAAATAAAATGTTATCACAACCAGTTAGAAACTACATAGGTAAAACATGGATAGCAAAAGAGATGTTAGCTAGGAGAAGAAAATGATACCCATAATTAAAAATTTTAAAGAGTTTAACGAAAGTATCATTGATATTCCTAGAAGAACTTATGCACCAAGTGTATTTGATGAAGCAGATACTAAAGACCCTAAAATAAAAGATAGTGTAAAGAAACAAATAGCAGATCAGTTAAAAGAATTTGAAACTGAATATCCTATATTACAAACATCTTTAATTGGTTCTATTTTAACAAAGAGATATAGAAATGACGCAGACTTGGACATCAACGTATTGTTTGATGTACCTGCTGATAAACAAGAAGATGAGAGAACAAGATTATCTAAAAAGTATTTGTCTGCTAAAAATTCAGATAACATACAAGGTAAATTAATACCTGGCTCTAAACACCCTATTAACTATTATTTCATTACTGACAAAGAAACATACGAAGACCAAAATAAAAAGGCTGACGCTGTGTTTGATATTGATAAAAATAAGTTTGTAAAAAGACCTGAAGATTTTGTATTTGATCCAGAAATATATGTAAAAGACTTTGAGAAGAAAGTACAAGAGTTAGATATAATAAAGGGTGAACTAAAAAGAGATATTATAGATTACAGAGAATTGGAAGAACTATCTCCTAATGATATATTAAATCTACAAGATAAAATTAACGATAAGTTAGAAGAGATAGAAGATAGTATTGAACAAATTGTAAAAGTTGGTGATGGTGTTGATACAGATAGAAGAGCTGCATTTGATACAGATATGTCCCCAGATCAGATACAAAAGTTTGGTGTAAAAAATAGATTACCTAAAAACGTGGTGTATAAGATGTTAGAAAAATACCACTATTTAAAATTCTATAAGAAATGTCAAAAGATTTTAGATGATGGTAAAGTAACACCAGATGAAATAGATGATTTAGAAATGCACGAAGCAAAAGGTAAGTCGGTTGCATTTGCATTTGGTAGATTTAATCCACCTACAATCGGACATGAGAAACTAATTAACAAAGTTAAATCATTACCTACAAATGATTACAAAATATATTTAAGTAGAAGTGAAGACCCTAAAAAGAATCCATTATCTCCTAGAGATAAATTATCTATAATGAGAAAAATGTTTCCTAGTCATGCTAAAAACATTGAAATTAACCAGACAAATATGGTACTTGATATAGCTACAATGTTATACAAAAAAGGTTATACAGACTTGACTATGGTTGCTGGTTCTGATAGATTAAAAGAATTCGAAACTATATTAAAAAAATATAATGGCGTATCATCAAGGCATGGTATGTACAAGTTTGATAATATAAAAGTAGTTTCTGCTGGCGAAAGAGATCCGGATGCCGAAGGTGCTTCTGGTATGTCAGCAAGTAAAATGAGAGCTGCGGCTGCCAAAGGTGATATCAAAAATTTTGAAAAAGGTTTACCAAGAGGTGTTAACGCAGATAGTATAATGAAACAAGTAAGAAGAGGTATGAGGTTGGCTGCTAATTACACATATGTACAGAATGCCAGACCAATTGCTAGCCTTGAACAATTTGAACAAAAACAAATTAGAGACCTTTACATAAGAGAAATGATATTTAATATTGGCGATAAAGTTGATTATGTCAAAGAAGATTTTAAAGGTACGGTGGTAAGACGTGGTACAAACTATGTCGTACTAGAAGATAACGATAACAATTTACACAAATGTTGGATATGGGATTGTATTCCTGTTCCGGCGGATAGAGAGGTACAAGTGAGAGAATATAATTTAGATGTAGATTATGGATTTCAAGCTGTGTCAAAAGAAGATTTAGACGCTCAGCCACAAGATAAAGATGTGAAGAGTAAAAAAGGAACACAACCTAAAAAGTATTACAAAGACTTAGATAAAGGTACGAAAAACAAGAGAGCAAATCACTTTAAGAATAGAGATACTACAAAGAATGATAATAGTCCGGCTCCAGGTGATAAAGACGCTAAGACTAAACCAAGTATTCACACACAAAAATACAAAAAGATGTTTGGTGAAGTAAAGAAAGATTTACAAGACGCTTGTTGGACAGGTTATAAACAAGTAGGTATGAAGAACAAGGGTGGTAAACAAGTACCTAATTGTGTACCAGAGAGTATGAGTATTGAAGACGCTAAAAAGGTAGAGGGTTATGTGCCTGAAGCATACGAAATAGGCGCCGACTATGCAAATCACACAAAAGAGGTTACCCCAGGTCAAACTCCTGACGCAAAACCTATTGACGCAAAAGACAAACACAAAGAAAAAATTAGTGTGAAAGATGTAAATGAATGGTCAACACAAGAGTCCACAATAGATAAATATAAGCAACGATATAAAGAAGAATGGTCTACAAAGTTAAAAGAAGTTGTAGCTAAGATGATGGAAAAATTATAATGTTGAGTTTTGCAGATTATAAAGATAAGATTAGTAAGAGTGTTCACTATCATATAGATAATAATATACCTTTTGCTGAGAATATCTATAGATTACATAGTGAAGAGTTTTATGCCTTGTTTAGAGAAGCTAGAGTATTATATAATGAGAGTTTATTAACAGAGTTGACTAGTTGGGATAAACAATTAATCGAAACAGATATCGGTGAGTTTGGTAAATTTGAAGGTGAAGATGTACCTTTAGATATGCCAATACAAGAAGAGGACCAAAAAGATCCTGAACTAAATAAACCTAAAAAGGGTGGTCCTAAAAAGTTTTATGTATTTGTCCGTGATGGTGATAAAATTAAAAAAGTTACTTGGGGCGATACAACAGGTCTTAGAGTCAAGTTAAATGACAAAGGGGCTAGAAAAAGTTTTGCTGCTAGACACAGATGTGACCAGCAAAAAGATAGAACAAAGGCTGCATATTGGGCTTGCAATTTACCTAGATATGCAAAAAGTTTAGGTCTATCGGGTGGTGGAAACTTTTATTGGTAATGAAACCATACGAAGATCAATTGAATTTGTTTGACGATTCATTTGTAAGAACTTTTGATAATGTACAAAGTGGTGAGTTAGTTTGGCATAGAGATAAGAAAGACCGAACTGTGAAAGTTATTAGAAGTGATAATTGGAAAATACAATTTGATAATGAATTGCCAAATATTATGGATAACGGTGATACAATTAAAATTAAAAAAGAAGTTTATCATAGATTACATAAAGGAAATGGTAAACTCATACTGGAGATAAAAGAAAATGAGTAGATACAGACAAACAATGTCAGAATCGCTAAGTAAAGTTAGAGGTCTTAGTGAGAAGAATGACCATGAAATATCTATGGCTCGTAGTGAGTTAGAAGCTATTTCAGATAAAGCACTAAAACTTTCCTCAATGTTACAAGGTAAATCAGATAGTGACCAATTAGAAGCATGGGTACAATCAAAAATTACAAAAGCAAAAGATTATATTAATTCAGTTTCAGATTACATGGAATATACTCCAGATATGGCCATGGAAAAATTTGATATGAAACAATATAAAAGAAATGAAGATGAAAACGAACATTCTTTAAATGCTTTAGAACTAGTAAAAATGTTTGGTACGCCAGCAGAGAAAAACCAAATGCAAGGCATTTATAATGCTCATATGAAAAGAGGTCATATTACACCTGTCGATCTTAGACAAAGAGATAAATTAAATTCAAAGTATTACTCTAAACTAAAAGAAGATGTTGATTTAAATGAGTTTGGTTTAGAAGGTACAATAACAGATAAACAATTACAAAATTTAAAAAAGGTATGGTCTAAAAAGACTATGAGAGATGTAACACCTGGTATAAAAGCGATGTTAAAAAAATTAGACGCTCCAACTAGAGCTGCAATTGCACACGCTAATATTAATGTTATATCTAAGATAGTACCTGAAGAGGTAGAACTAGAAGAATTTAACGATGCTCAAGTAGCAGTATTAAAGAAGTCATATGCTGATATGAAAGGCAAAAGAATTTCATTAGCAAATGCAGATAAACTTAGAGGTATATTTAATAAGTTTGATGGTAATACTAGTGCCTTAGAAAAATTAGTTAAAGCAGATATACCTTTTGTATCTGATATGGCAATTAGTAGATTGATTTCAAAACATGGTTATAAGGCAGATAAGTTAAAACAATTAAGAGCTGGTTATAATGAAGACTTTACATTTGATTTAGAAAGTTTAACTGAACAAGAAGATGATACCTCAAAAGATAAAGAGATCATTAGTAAAGAACAAGAAATCTCTGCTCTAAAATCTAAACTAGAATTAGAGAAACAAAAATCAGTACAAAAACAAACTCAAAGTCAAATAAATCCTGAAACAGGTGAACCATTATTAAAGATTGGTGTTGCATACAAACATCTAAAAGATAAAATGGCAAAAGAAAAAGGTAAAAAAGTTGAAGAAATGGCCAAAGATGACGCTTACGCTATAGGTATGGCACAAGCTAAAAAGGTGATGAATGATGAGCCACCTTTACAAAAGAAAACAATTAAAAAGGGCCATGAAATTGCAGATAAGATTTTAAAGAAAGAAGAAACTATAAAAGAATATAAAAAAATGACAGTTACTTTTAAATCTATGGCTGATATGTCAAAGGCCTCAACTGATTTAGCAAAACAAGGTTTTACTATTAATGCAAAAGGTATGGTAATGAAAGTAGATGGTAAAGGTGATGACCTTAACAAGTATGGTACAGACTTACAAAACTTTTATAAAGCAAAAGTAGTTGCTGAAGGATTTACTTCACAACAAATTAAAATGGCATATGGTGTTGCAAACGATAAAAGATACAAAGGTGGTAATTACTCAGGTGCTGTTAAGGCAATTGAGAAGATTGCAAAAGGTTTATCAAATCATCCAGATGTTCAAAAAGTTTTAAAGAGAACAAATGAAAATACTAATCATCCAGCAAAAGCTGTATATGAACAAATCAAAGGTTTAAAAAATAAATCTGAGAAATCAGGAATGCCTTACGGCATTTTAAAAAAAGTTTACGATAGAGGCATGGCAGCCTGGAGAGGTGGTCATAGACCAGGTACAACTCAACAGCAATGGGCATTTGCTCGTGTCAACTCTTTCGTTACAAAATCCTCAGGAACATGGGGTGGCGCTGACAAAGACTTAGCGAAACAAGTTAAAGGGAGTAAATAAATGAAATACTTAAAAAGTAAACCAGGTAGTATTGAAGAGATTATCGCTAATCAAACTAATAAGTTTAGAGAAGATTCAGGCTACCAAGCAATGTTTAAAAAAGAATTAGAAAAAGCTGGTAAAGGTATCGGTGCAATGTCACCTACTGAAAAGAAAGCATTTTTTAATAAGATCGATTCAAAATATAGTGCAAAGAGTGAGGCAAAAGTAGATGAGTTAACAAGTGCTCAAAAGAAATTGCCACCAGCATTACAAAAAGCAATTAAAGACAAAGAACAAAAAGAAGACCTAGATAACAAAGATACACCTACTGTTAAAGATGTTGCTAATCAATTGAAGAAGGCCGTAAAAGCACATGGTCAACAATCAAAAGATTTAGAAAAAGCATTGAAGTCTGAAGATTTAGAAGAAGGTAAAATGTCGCAGATAAATCAAATGCAAAAAGATGGTAAATCTGCTGAAGAGATTGCTAAGTTGATGAAACTACCAGTAGATACAGTAAAAAGTATTTTAGGCGAAACTCACACATACAAAACTATGAAAATGAACCAGAAGCAAAAAGACGCTAAAGGTGAAGAAGAACCACAAAAGATAAAAGAAAAATCTTTTGCTGAGGTAATAGCTAAAATGTGGCAGAAATCAGCTGAAGAGATTGAAG